CCCGGTTCACGCATCCATTGGAGATTGATTACATCACGACGTGTTTCAGAATCGAGACAAACTATCATTGCGGCGAGCTTAAGATGATGCTCAGCGACAACATGATCAGAGGTTGCTGGGAGACCAAGACCACCAAGACACTTAGGTAAAACCCAAGATACTGGAGGCAAGGTGAGAAGATGTGGTTTTGCGTAGTGATATGCTCTTTTGAGCAACACATCGCGGAACTCAACATCCCAGCCCTTGATAAGTTCGTTCATTCGACCCTCTAATGTTTTGCCATGACGTAAAGCCTCTCCAATGAAAAGTGAGGCATTCTTCCGGCGCTCTGTACTAGTATGTTGAGTACAGTATACAAGATTCATCTTGAGAATCGGCACCTGTTTCACAGTTACAGCACTACAGCTATAGTCCCAGGTCTCACCACAGTCGAATAATTGTGAGTTAATAACTCCATAACGACGTGAGACATAGTTCTTTCCAGGACTTGGCGACAGGCCCGCGAGTGTGACATTATGAACCCAGTTCTGATACTGACCCGATGGTATGGTGAAAATAACATCATCACCATTGATGAGAAATGCGCCATCCTTGAGTGTTATTGTTCGTCCGAAAGAACGTTCAAGAGCATCTCTAGTGACAGCTGCGTTGATAATACAGAGAATAGGAAAACTAATAGGTGAACCCATTAGTTGACCCCAAATCTGTTTCTCATCCACATGTCGGTCAGAAGGAAGAGTTAAATCATCATCGTAAACCTTTCCCGTCCGGCCCAGCTTTCCTTTGTTACGCCGATACTCGTCAGCTGTTCGATCATCTATAAGATGACCCGTCAGACAAGACTTGAGGATCAAGGCATCTTCGAATGGAATCTTGAATTTCTTCACGATTCTACGAAGACAAACTTCAGAAAGCCAGGGATGGAGGTTATCGGTTGCGGCAGAGTAATCGCCACTTACGATTTGACAATGTTGTCCAGATGATTTACCAAAATTCAGAACTCGTTCTAAGTCGAGATTCTCGAGCGGGCGTCCAGTTAAGCTGAAACATTCACAAAGCTGTAAAAGGTTCCACAAAAAAGGTTGGTAATTCTGCGAAATTTGGTATGGCACGGCTTCACCTTTCGAAATCACTCGAACCTTGAAAGGCTCAAGTATAGGCTCACGTCGAACATAAACACCAGTTCCCCATCCATCACGTGATGGCTGCATTAGATCTTTTTGATCTTCTTCACAGAGAACCCCATAGACTGGTACGGGCTGAACAAAACGATCCTTCCTGGTTGCATAACCAAGAAGAGGTCGTATACAGACGATAATTTCACCGTCTGAAAATTGTTCAGAACCTTTCATCAGATTGAGGTTCCTAAGAAGACATTGTAATGCGCCACCTTTACTTCGCGTTACTTCGTAACAAGCGGAAAGTGAAGGAATCTTTTGGTGGTGGGTGTCAGCTCTAAGACGTTTAGCTCTCAATAATTTATTTCGGAGTTGAGCAGACGATGTAGGAGTATCATAATTCACTTCGGGACGAACGCTATAATTAAATAGCTCGTCAACCGTTCTATCGATCTGGTCTGCCAGACGTATAACATCTGGAAGTGACCGTTCGGTAGTTAGTGCTTTAAGATTCTTTTCCATCGCCTGTTCAACAACGTTATCACTTACTGCAGGAGCGATTCGCTTGGTCGCATAGATGCTAAAGGCTAACTGTGTTGCCTTTGGAGTGCGTCTTTGTATGCACTGCTTTCTAATCCACCAAGTTACACGCGTACAGTAAGGAATAAAGTCACCGACCCTCCATCGACCACGTTTTACAACGGTGGGAGAGGCGTCAGTCTGGTTTGAGAGAGCCAGAGCACAGAGTGAAGCGGTTTGAAATTTAAGGAATTCTTCAAGCTCATCAGATATTGACAGAGCGAAGTAAAAACCTATATTTCGAAGAATTTCAACCCATGAGGCTTTTGGACCCGAGAGGAGTTCAACGGTTTCGAGATAGCCGAGTGTCATAACACGTGCCTTCTCAAAAGCATCACGAATAAGCGGCACTATATAGGCGCAGACCTTATCGGTAGGAGAACTCCACTGCTTACTTTTGTTGGTAAGGGAGAGATTTCCTTGTCTAATTCGATCAGACAAGGTGCGAAAAACGCTGCGTAATCCACGACTATCCAAATCAAAAGTTTTTGATAAGTAAGTCTTGGACCACACCTCGTAATCCACGGGGAGTTTATCGGTAGCAGCAAAAATTACTGCCATCTTCTCCACTCCATCGAGAAGATTTGTGATACGATTTTGATACTGTTCGAGATATGACATGAAAATGTTATTCTTA